AGAAGCCTAAATTTTGTGTGTGGCTAACAATGTCTTGGAGAATGTTTTTCATGGTAATTTCCTTTGTATATTAAGATTATATTTAGATCTAGAGTAAAAAGCAAATATATTTTACTCAAAGTCGAAAAGTTTTGCGAATGTATTGTCACTGCGAGTTAAACTGATGTCCCATTCCAAAACACCAATCAAGTTTCCTAACTTCTCGTCAATAACTGTTGTTTCCATTTCAGCATCGTCGAAAGGTAAGTCTTTAAACCATTGTGGCAGTCTAAGTTCGTCTACTGGATAGGCAACACTGGTAAAGCCCAACGGATTTTGTTTCAATCTACAAACAATAACCTTGGCACCGTCTGTGATGTTCATGGAGTATTTGTCATTGTACATACGTTTAAGCGTATTCCAATTGATACTAGCACGAACATGTCCGGGCATGTTGGTCTTGCCTGCTTTTGCTTCCTTGGCTTGATAGTCTGTAATGTTGTTGGCACGTTTTGGACTACCTTTCTCCCAACCAGGACGCAGTTTAAACTCTGTTCTAAAGTCGGTAATGTATTCTAAAATCTCTTCTTTGTCTTTACCGTTCAGTGTTCTGGTCAATACTTCACTTAAGAAGTCTTGAATAACCACAGGAGTATCACTACGTTTAAGATCCAAACCCATGGCCTTGATCTTGCCCGGCTTTCCATCTACATCGGATCGTTTACCTTCCTTGTCATAGTAAAGGACTGCATATCGTTTCTTTGTAATGAAAAGCCCTTTGGAAGCAACAATCTCGCGACCTGCTTTGATGACGTCTCCTCTTGTTTTGGGACAATGGAAATTAGTTTGCATGAACTTAATAAAGCTGCCGTTGACTTCGTCTGCGATTTGATCATATAGAGTTACTACCGTTTCTTTGGTCCATGGAAGTTGTTTGCTTTCGATTTCTCGTTTAAGCACGGGATAGGCTGAGAAATAACAAGAGTCTGTATCACCATAGATAATTGCCTTACCCATGTGATTATTTTCGCCTGTTATGATCTCATTGACTTTGCCGGCCATGTGTTTGGCCACTTGTCTGCCTGTTAATGTAGTGCTTTGACCAATACGTTGGTCAAAGAATCTACAACCTGGATTAAGAATAGCGCCATACAAACTGTTAAGCAAAATCTTTTTAACCAGTTGTCGCTTGTCCCAATATTCTTCTTCTACTTTATTTCCTGCTGCAATACATTCTTTTAGTTTGGCCTGCATCTCTTTACGTTCTGCATACCAACGCTTGAGCAATCCAGGGATAATACCTTCACGTTCATAGGTAAAGATAGTACCATTGGCACTGATCATCCATGGTTGATTGTTTTCAAAGATTAGATCATGTATTTGTGCCGCACTCAGTGTGTCACTGCCGCCACCTTCCCAGTCAATGGTAAGTTCTTTGGCAACATTCTTTTCTAATACTGCTTCGTATTCAAGACTGCCAAACAATCCCTCCCACGCTGCTGCAAAACTTTTGCCTTTTGCCAGCTGTTCTTCGACGTAGTTCTTAGTCATGTCCTGACGAATCTGACCAACAATAGTTTCTGGACCCATGTTAAGTGCTCTAATTGCACTAGGATACAACGAGTTAATGTCTAAACTACCAATCCAATCATGAATACCTTTCTTAGGAACTGCAACATACGCACCAGCAGCCTGTGTTGCTAGACTGTCATCACGTTCAACACGACTAGGTACAACCATACCGCGATGGTGTGCCTCGTTGATAATAGCCTGTTCAGTAACAGCCACGGCGCCCATTGTTGTCTGCAGAAGAACTGTGTTCTCATGTGCAATGGTATTGGCAAGATCAATAAATTTTAACTTCTTATCTAGTTTATCCAACAGCGCACAGTCTTGAATGTTATATTCAATGAACTTGCGAAAGTCATTGTTGTACAACTGGTCAAGTGTGCCTTCATACTGTGTCTTGTGATCGCCTAGTTCATACTCTGCAATAGCATCAAGTCTGTATGTATGACGTTCTTCATAGGTATACTTACGATACAGTTCAAGACTATCTAAGTGTACACGACCGTGAAAGTCATATGTGACCGCGGCCTTGCCGTATTTTTCGTATTCACGTTTCTTAGGAAACTTGTCCCACAGACAGAATCTACGAGTATCTTCTTTGCTCAGTGCTTTGGTTACACGATTAACAGTATAGGGAACGTCAAAGCCCTCGCTATTCCAACCACTGATAACATCTGCATCTTCAATTAAGTTTAGAAATGTATCAAGTAGGTCCGATTCATGTGCAAACAAATGCACATTGGGAATATCGGCAACAAGTTCTTGTGCCTTCTCCATGGTAACTGTCTTAGGAGGCACAGCCAAACATATCATTGTATCTAACCATTGTAGGTAGACAGCAATCGCAGTAATTGGCATGAACGCATCATCGGGTGATGCATAACCACGCTCTGGATCGAAGTCTACCTCAATATCAAAGAAGCAGGTGTTTAGTTTAGGAGCATCTTGTCCAAGATAATTATCTTCAAGACAACGATAAACGGGCTTGATGTCTTGCTCATAGAGCTTGTGTCCACTATGGATTCTTAATTCTTTATGGAATTCTTTAAGGTTTTTACAGCTGACTCTTGACAATTGCTCGCCAGAAGTACCTGTGTATTTGCCCTTACTATCTGGGTAGTAAAAAACATACTTTGCAGGATGTTCTTTAAAATGCCGCCTACCCTTGGTATCGCGCTCAACAATAGAGACGATATCTTTTTCGCGGTCATAGAACGCATCGACGTAACTCATTTTTCTCCTTATGTAATTTATGGCTTACATATACCAACATAATCATTCATGGCTGATTAAACCTTTCTCTTAATTACTTATCATTCTAATCAGTCCGACGGTGTCGATACTGACCAGCAAGATGTAATTAGCCAGCATGCCAAAGGAACGCCGACTATAAGCACACCAAGCATATATAGCACATCCAAGAATCCATATTGGATAGAGAATAAGTAACGGGGGGTTTGGTACGGTGATGGCCATTGTGATAGAACAACCAATAGAAATAGCCCAAGCAAGGATCTCAAGTAAAAAACGTACTCGATAGCTTTTGTAATCTTGTTTGATCCAGTTGAATATGCCATATAGTATATTGTTCATTTATCGTCTGGGAGATTTTTAGTGACACCAAGAATCATTTCGATCTCGTTCCACTCTTCTTCGTGTGATGCCCAATTGTCTTTGCGAGCAATCTTAATTGCCTTATTAATCCAACTTGGCTTAATATCGAGTTCTTCTGCAACTGCTTTAACAGTTTCTTTTAAACCTTCAGACAGGTCTTCGATCTCACGAAGTACATTAGAACCTTCGTTGATAAGACGTTCAAGTTTTGCTTTTTCTTCGGGTCCATACATTTTTGCCATGGTGTAAACTCCTTTGTTAGTAATACAGTATAACACCTATATAACAAAGGTCAATGATTTAGTCAAAAGAAAATGCTCACTTCTGGATTCCCGGTAGCGAATCGGGCCGTCCAGGGCAGCAGCCGCCCCACACTTAAAATAACCATAAGGTCCTAAGGTAGTGTGTCTAATGTACTAAATATTTACCTAAAAGGACCACCATGATAGATAAACAGCCATTTTTGGATCTAATTGATAAGTTAAAGACAGAAGGCAAGTATCGTGTGTTTAACGATATTTTAAGAGAGAACGGCAAGTTTCCATCTGCTATTTGGTATGGACCTTACAACATTAAAAACATTACCAATTGGTGCAGCAATGATTATCTTGGTATGGGTCAGCATAAAGTTGTACTTGATGCTATGCATACTGCCCTAGACATGACAGGCGCAGGATCGGGCGGTACTCGCAACATTGCAGGCACTAGCCACTATCATGTGGCACTTGAACACGAGCTTGCAACATTACACAAGAAAGAACGATCACTATTGTTCAGCAGCGCCTATGTGGCCAACGAATGGTCGTTGATTGCTCTAGCTAAAATTATTCCAAACATACACTATATCAGTGATAGTAAAAATCATAACAGCATGATTGTAGGCATGAGCCACAGCCGAGCTCGCAAGACTGTATTCAAACATAATGACATGCAGATGTTAGAAGAAATTTTACAAACAGTAGTTGCCGCAGGTGACACTCCGTGTATTGTATTCGAAAGTGTCTATAGCATGGACGGAGACGTTAGTTTATTAAAAGAGATATGTGATCTAGCAGACAAGTACAATGCTATGACCTATCTTGACGAAGTTCACGCAGTTGGATTATATGGCAAAACAGGTGCAGGAAAGTTAGAGTTATATGGACTACAAGATCGGGTTGATATAGTCAACGGTACACTAGGTAAAGCGTTTGGAGTACAAGGCGGATACATTGCCGGCGATGCAATTGTTATTGATGCTATTCGCAGTATTGCAGCGGGTTTTATCTTTACAACATCAATGAGTCCTGTAACGTGCGCCGGCGCATTAGCAGCAGTAAAGTATCTAAAAGCCAATAGCGAACTGCGTGAGCAACATCAAGACCGTGCTCGTAAATTAAAATATCAATTAATTAAGGCAGGGCTACCTGTGATGGACAGTACTACACATATTGTTCCTGTACTAGTAGGTGATGCTAAACGTGCTAAGATGATGAGCGATAGATTACTTGACGAATTTAACATATACGTACAAAGTATAAATTACCCAACTGTTCCTATTGGTACAGAACGATTGCGTTTTGCACCAACCCCTATGCATGATGATGGCATGATAGAAGATTTAATAGAAGCACTACAACAAGTGTTCAAGTCATAAAAAAAGGACCCGAAGGTCCTTTTTTATTCTACTAATCAATTACTCGTTGATTTGAGCAATACCCCATGTACCGCCCATACGCTCGTATGTAGTTGCAGCATAAACGTCAGCTTTTACGCTTTCGTTAAATTTAGTTGCAGCCACTCTACGTGCCCATGCCCATAGTTGATCATCTAATGGATCAATTTGTGCTGTACCGTTGCTTTCTTTAATAATTTGTAGTGCCTTGGCAAATGTTAGTGTGCCTTCAACGCCTTCTTTAACTGGACGCTTTTTGCCTTTTGGCATCATTGCGCTTTCATCTTTCTTACCAAAGTATTTGGCCTGCTTGTCGCTCATGCCTTTCTTACCATCACCAGTCTTGCCAGCAGCTTTATCAGCAGCGGCTTTCTTCATTGGCTCTTTTGTATCGCCGTTGTTATTTAAATCTAAAAAGTCTGGCTTTGCGCCTTCTTTAACTGACTCGTCTTTCTTCTTATTTTTTGGCTTGTCTTCTGAACCGTCAGTAAATGTACTAGACTTTTTAGTGTAACGTGTTACGCCTGGTTCCATTTCTTTCTTGTCGAACTTGCCAGTAGTTTTTTCTTTTTCAGCACGAGCCTTGGCATCTGCTACAGTTGGGAAACTTTCTTTGACTTTCTTAGTTTTGATTTCTTCAACCATATCGTCCCAACCTTCTTCTAGGTCGCCTTCTAGGCTTTCTTCAACTTCTTCTTTCTTAACTTTCTTAGGAAGACCTTTATGCTTTGTTCCAGCAATTTTCTCTAACTCTGCTTTGCTCATTTTAGACATTTCAGCAGCGGCACCTTTGCCTTCTGGCTTCTTGCCTTCTTTCTTAGCGGCTAGTGCAATACCAGCGGCTTGTTGTTGTGCCTTGCTAGCAGCCTTTTCCATTAATGCACTTTCTGCAAGAATAGTTGACTGACCAGCTAGTACACGTAGTTGTGCGCTTTCATCTAACTGTGCAGCTTTTGGTAATTCAGGAGCAGCAACACCTTTTACAGGAGCTTCCATGCTGTCTAGTTTGTTTAATAGTGATTTGAAATCCATTTCATTTTCCTTGATATTCTTGTAGCCAGCGGCTCAATAGTGTATATATTATTTATCGTTTGATGGCATTACCGCCACCAAATATGTTTTCTTTACTGTCTAGAGCGTTATCTGTTGGTTTTTGCATCTTAACCTTGGGAGGTTTTGGTGCCTTAGTACCACTTTTACCGGGACTACCTGTATACGATTTTGTGGATTTTCCAATGGCAAGATGCGGGCTAACTACTACCCCTACATCGGCTGCTGTAGTTCCCGCAGAATCTGCATATTCAAATAACTCTTTAATTCTCATACTGTATTTAGCGCATAGCTACAAGGACATTTTTATAGTCCTTGAAGTTATCTTGACGGTCTTCTAAACCTCGCATCCCGGGATTAATCTTTTTAGTAACTGCCGCAGTATCGTTAAAGTTGTTAACGTGTGGGGCAACTCTAGTTTTCCAATACCACACTGCAATCTTTGCTGCCACAGTAGGAGTAGATGCTAGTTCGGGTTTTTCTTCTAAAGGTAATCCCAGTGCTTCTCCTGCCATGCGATAGTTGTCGCGTCCAGTAATCTGTATATATCCGCGACCTGCATAACGAGAGCCGTCTCCTGCATGTTTGTTGCCCAGTATCTTTGCTTTCTTAGGAGCAAACTTAGGATCATATTTTTTAAAATCTAATGATCCACCAATTTCTTTCATATGCGTGAAATCAGCTGTTTCGTGTTGGCATTGTGCCATGAACTGTGCAAGTTCAGTACCCATCAGTCCGGCCTTCATTGCTATATTTTTTAATGTAGATTCAGCTTCAGTGGGATCAATCTTTTTAACGGGTTCTTTAATTGCTGGCGCAGCGGTATGTTTTACATCTTGTTTGTGTGATGCAGTTGTGGGTTTGGTATTATCCGGTACTTTTACTTTTTGGCCTGGTTCTAATTTAGTAGCGTTGTTAAACTTATTAAGTTGCATAACAACTGTTGGATCAACTCCGTTTTGTCTAGCAATAGAATAAACAGTATCGCCAGGCTCTACAATTTGTTTTACAATGCTGGCATTTGCACCTAGAGCGGCAGCACCCATAGCAGCACCTGCTACCCAGTCTTTCCAACCCTCGTCAACACTATCAATATCTTGCTCTAAGTCTCTTACAATTAAATGTAGTAGTTCTTTACTAGCACCATCGCCCCATTTTAAACTTTTAATAATGGCATGTGCGCCTTCGCTGCCGACTTGCTGTACAATGTGCTGTAGTAACTGCTTAGTTACATGTGGAACACCATCGGCATCACCTTCGGATTCGTTTGCAGACTTGTGTTTAGCACGACCTGCTTTCATGTTGGCCAGCCAATGTGCCATACGTGCTTTTTCACCTGTTGAGTGTTTAGCGGTATTTCTTAAACTGCTAACACTGGCTTTGGTATTAACTCCGCTGCGTTTGGCTAGACCTTTGCGACCCGGATGTTTACCGTCGGCAAAATTCTCAGATGTAAATTCATGGAATCTCATTTTACTATAGGCCCGCCGGTGATCCACAACTCACAACTGCGACTTCCTGCGCATTTAAAATGTAGTAGATTGCAATAGCCTAAGTCCGCAGCTTCACGAGTTTTTTCTGCTTCAAATGCTTCTTCACCCATTCCGTCTTCCATGCACTTGTACATGGCATCGGTAATGTTAAATGCCGCACAGTTGGCACACCGCATGGTCTTAGCAGTCTCTTCGGTTATCTTCCATTGTTTAGCAGAAGCCTTCCAGTAATCGCCGGGCTTGTCGGGATTAGCAGGACCGTAATGATGCTTGTCTATTGCAGTCTGTCGATTCTTAACATTAATGTCTAAATCGTGTGTGGCAATAGGACATCCTTTATTGGCCGCTTCTAAGATATTGATATATTGTCTCATCAACAATGCCACTTTCTTAATGCTAGTGCCTTACGTGTTGGCTCACCGTTGGGCTTTTTCATTGGGCCTTTACTACCGCCCATTCTAGCACAAAAACTCTTACGACGTTTAGCTGCCTTACTACCTGGTTTTAATTTACTTGGTTTTGTTGTGACTGCTGTTTGTAAATGACTGCCAGGGTGTTCTCTACGATAGCTAGCAACGCCTTTCTTGTTCAAACCACCATTCTTATTCTTGCCTGCCTTGCGATGCCAAGCAGCTGATTCTAGTAGTTCATGATCATCAACTGATTCAAAGTCTTCCCAGATGGTTTCTGCGTCAACACCGTGATGCTGTGCAAATGTTTCCACCATTTCTTCAATGATGTCAAACTGCTCGTCCGCTGTCAAAGCTAGGCCACTTAAATCCAAAATTCTGCTCAGTTCATCCAAGCCTTCCGCCACACCTTGCTTTCTAATGCTGAGTTTGTCAGCGGGATTGCCACTGCCAAACATACTATCTATTGCTTGTTGTGTTTTTTCTTTATTTTGTTGTTTCTGTTCTTTGCGATCAGCAGTGGCCTGTTTGCCAGTGCCTTTCTTGATAGTCTTCATCATAGTGTCAAACGGCTTGTCACCAGTGGTCTCTGACATGCTCTCGTTAGGCACACAGTTACGCACCTGGCCACCATTCTTACCCTTCTTAGTACCTACAGCATGTTTGCCTGGCCAGCAACGAGTAAATCCGTTTGCATCTTTAGCACTTTTCTTAATCTCATTGAGATTGCCGTGTGATTCGCACATGCCACAATCTGGGCATGTCATTTCCATTTCAATGGATTCATTGTGTTTCTTTTTGCCGGCACAATGAGCTTTTTGTGAAAAGCCTTTAGGATGAGAACAGTTGATACTGCGCTTATACTTTTGGCTCCAGGCCTCGTTTATTATTTCTGTAATTTTCATACACTAAAGCTACTCCCACATCCACATGTTGATTGAGCATTTGGATTTTTAATGATAAATTGACTGCCCATCAGCTCTTCTTTATAATCTATACTTGCCCCAGTCATGTACTGCATACTCATTGCATCTACTACTATTTTATATTTATTGGACACTTCGATCTCAAAGTCGTCATCGTTAATTTCAGTATCAAGCATGAATCCATAACTAAACCCACTGCAACCTCCACCTTGAACAAAGGAACGTAAGACAGTATTAGGTTTATTCTCATCGATTAAAATATCAATGATTTTTTCTTTGGCTGCATCAGTTACTTCAATCATACTCCGTACCTGTTACGTTTAGTCTGTGCTACTGGGCTTGTTGTTTTTACTGTAGGTGATTCGTGACTGGCATTGTCTGTAATTCTAGTGGGTGTCACACCCATTAGTTTAGATGCTAGTCTAATTGTTTCTTCATCTTCTGGAGCATACATAACCTGAGTTAAGTTTTCTGCCCATGATGATTCCTGACTGAATTTAATATGACCTTTGTTATCGGCACGTGCCGCAGCAACGGCCATTCCATAGCGATATTGCATATATGGATCAGTGTTGCGTAATTGATGTTGTACAAACACGCCAGGCAATTCATCAGCTGTACTTTGCTCAACGGCAGATGCACGGCCATTGGCTTTGGCATGATACTCAACAATAAATTCGTTTGCTCTCATACACCGTATTTGTTACGTTTAGGTTTTGCTGTGGGACTTACTTTATAAGTTCCTTCAGGTTCTCCACTATCAGTAGCAGATACATGTTGACCTTTTATTTTATGATGCTTTTCTGTGGCCTTGATGATATCCTCCTCACCTTTAGAATATGCATAAATGATAGGAACATCACCAACACCGGTAGTAGGAGTTTTTGCATTTGGAGATGCCGCCATTGAAATACCAAATCTATACAGTTCGTAATTGTTATCCATTTGTGGATAAAATGTAGCCTTGCTGAATACCGCTTTCTGATCTGGCGATATGGCCTGCATGCCTGTTTGTTCTACAATAATGTCTTTAATCTTCATGTTGGTTTTTCTCCGGTCAGGTATGGCTTACTGAACCATAACTTAAACCATTCAGGAGTTCCTGGTTTAATGTTATTCTTTTTCATCAGCTGACCTTTTTCATTGCCAGTTATACTGATGTTACTGCCTTTATCTACTGGCTTATATTCGTGCAGTTTTGCAGACGAACCTAACCCCGCAAGATATTTAATCGTTTTAATTTCGTTGATGGGATCACTGGCATCAAGTACGCAGTCATCTGCGCTATCTTGATTTAAATTATCTGTAGTGATTTTATACTGTTTCATTAGTACCCCATTGGCTTTTTGCCGGCTTGTACATTCTTGTACCACTTGATTAATTCGGCATCGGTGGCCAGTTCTAAATAGTTTGCTTCCCAATCTAGTTTCTTTACTAGGAATTGAATTAATTGTTGTCTTTTATTATGATCCAGGCCTTCCGCCACACCTTTCTTTCTAATTTCTTCTATGTCAGAATCCGGAACTATTTGAGCGGGTATAGATTTTACACCTAATAATTTATATGCCCAAAATCTATGATGTCCATCTAATACCTGATATCCGTTTTTATATTTTCGAACTAACAACGGAGGAAGTTTGTCTCCTTGCTTCAGTCCTGCTACTATTTTTTCAACATTGGCTTTGCTTTTTGGTTGATTCATCTTATCGTCGGGCTCAAATCCCACAAGTTGATTAGCAGGTATGTTTACTACTGGACCTGTAGCTTTATAGTTCTCTAGACCAATGGCTCCGTAGTAGCTTGGATCTGTGCTTAATGTAATCTTGCCTTCCGCCACACCTTCGTTTTTCTTACCGTATGGAAATACTTCTGGCCAGCTATTACCTTGTTTCTGTACAAACTTCTTAGGATCATACTTACTACGTATAATGCCGTGTACTCGTAATGCAGCCTCATGGCTATCTCTATAACCCTGTTGATGAGCAACACGTTCTTCATCATTGTGAATCATTCGTTGACCAAGTAATCCTGTTTCCGGATTAAATCTATACATAATGTTAGCTTCGTCGTTTTGGAAAGCCTCCATAGTAGCCATATCTTTCTTGTGCTTGACATCACCTTGCTTCTCAGCTTTCTTTTTATCCTTGTGTTGACCAGCACCGCCCATCTTGGCGTTCTTGGCAACAAAATTACGAGGCTTTGGTGGAACTGCTGCTCGTTCTTCTGATAATAGATCTTTAATTCTCATAGTCTAAATGCTCTTAAATTCTTTTTAGGTGTGTTCTTATTCACATCTGCTGTTGTATTCTGTTTGGTAATAATGCCCACGCCAGCTGCATCTTCTTTAGTTGGCTTTTCTTTTTCCTGTTTAGCTTTCCATTCTTTTTCAAATTCAGCCTTTGCTTGTGCAGCACGATCTCTAGAGGCAGTTGATTTTGCCTGCTCACGTTCAAAAGCACGTTGTAGTTTAACAGCAGCACTCATACGTGCCTCTACGATGTCTTTAATCTTCATAATGACCTTTCTGAATATGCTTACTTTGCTCGTCTGCCATTTTTCTAGCTAAAGAAAGGATCTGATCATGAGGAATCTTTTCTTCAACATCCTTGATATTAAACTTATCGGCATACATCTTTCTGCATTTCATAGCAGGAAGAATATATAATTTGTATGCGTTAGGATGTTTTGCGTTGTTCATATGCTTTCGTACAACGGGAAGAATCATATCACGAACGATACTGTCGTTATGATCCATAAAGAATTTCAAATCGCCGATCCAGTCGACGTCTGTATCCTTTTCAGTAGGCCCACCAATAGGGCTAAACATTTCTTTTAATCTCATATAGTACGAATCCTGGTGATCATACTATATTTATCGTTCTGAGGGAGTTAGTAATTATAACGGATAGTGGTAATGGATCCGCTTGTTAGGGTTCCTGTAGCACGTACCCATACAAAATTGCCGTAGAAATTTACAAAATCAGATCCATTTACTGGATTTGTAAATGTAGTATCGTTAATGGTAAACCAATCAGTGTTAGAGGGTGCTACAGCAAGGGTTCCTTCTAAATGTACCGATCCTACGAAGTTATTAAATGTAAATGTGGCAGTATGTAAGCCGTCGCCGAAGTTATAATATCCATCGCCCTTTTGTTGAGCGCCGGTAAACGTACCCACTGTATGGGTTTCTGGTAATAAAACAATACTTTGACTAGGCATAATGATTCCAACGAGGGGTTATTTTTTCGCTATAACGTATTTATACGTTTGGCCCACTGCAGAACCGTCTCGTAGTTTAAGCATAAACAGAGTTTTTTCGTCCTCTACAAGCATATACCTACGATCCCAGTTGTAGTAACAGGTTAGAAACCACTGTTTAACTGAGTCGCTTATTTTAATGCGATCACCTTGCTCTTTAATCCATATAAGATAGTTAGCTCTTGTGATTCGATCACGAGGCATTGCATGCGGTGTTAGATATACTTTATATCTATACCGATCATGTGGCAGCTTATTTGCCACTACGGTATACGGACTGTCAAGTTGATCTATAGTTTCTTTGGTAGGTGCACTGGCATTCCTAATAATAGCACTAAATTGATTCAACAACTTATTGTAAAACTCTTCATCATTAGTATATATGTCCATGATGTTAGTTTCAATCCGCTTGGACCAAGAATCTGCAGGATAACGGGCCAACATACTAGCAACTTTATAGATGTTAAGTCGATTGGCCCATGCTTTATCTTTAGTAGCATAGTGCGTTGGCTGTGGAGCAGGGTCTTGATTGCAAAATTCAATCACTGACATGATATCGGTATTTCTAAATATACCACTGCCCACGAGAGAAAGGCTGACTTTATACAGCCATTTCCCGTAGAACTTACGCTGCGTTTTCTGGATTTTCAACTGTAGTCTCTTCCTGTTCAGCAGCGGCCTGTGCAAGCAATGCTCGATTAGCAGCTTTCATAGCCTTGCGTTGTTCTTTGGTTAACACCGGTGGCATCTCGCTAATGGTAAATTCTAATTGATCGTTTACAATAGTAACATTGATACGACCGCCATCTTGTAGGTCACCAAATAGAATCTTACGACTTAACGGAGTCTTAAGTTTACTGTCAATGAGTCTAGCCAACGGACGAGCACCCATCTTACTGTCGAATCCGTGTGCTGCAAGCCAATCACGAGCAACATCATCGAGGATAATCTCAATACGTTTGTCTTTAATCTGTACATTAAGTTCTTTAATAAACTTATCAACAATTAACTTAACACTGGCAACAGACAACTTGCTAAACTTGATAATTGCATCTAAACGATTACGGAATTCCGGAGTAAAGAATTTTTTAATTGCTTTATCGTCTTCGCCTTCACGTTCTTGAGCACCAAAACCAATAACATTCTTTTCGCTATCACTAGCACCTAGATTACTAGTCATAACAAGAATGGTATTACGACCATCTGCTACTTTGCCATTAGAACCAGTAACAAATCCGTTATCCATAAACTGCAACAGAATATTGGTAACATCCGGATGTGCTTTTTCAATCTCGTCCAACAACAATACACAGTTAGGAGTTTCTTGCAGTTTAATAATCAACTGTCCGGCATTGTCTTCAAAACCAACATAGCCCGGAGGCGCACCGATCAGTTTTGCAACAGAGTGTTTCTCTTGATACTCACTCATATCAAAACGGATCATTGGCAAACCCATTTTATCTGCGAGCTGACGAGCAGTTTCAGTCTTGCCACAACCTGTTGGCCCAGAGAACAAAAATGCACCAATTGGCTTGTTAGGCGATTTCATTCCTGCTTGTGCAACAAAGATCTTATCCAATACATTATCAACAGCAGAGTCTTGTCCAAACACTACTGCCTTCATGTTCTTTTCAAGATCAACAAGGTTCTTGCTTTCTTTCTGCGAAACTGTTTCAAGAGGCATATTAACCATCTTAGAAACTTCGTACATGACCTGTTCAATGTCTACGAAGTTTACAACACCGTCTTCGGGAGTATAGTCTTTAAGTTTGTAACGAGCACAGGCACAGTCAATAATGTCAATAGCCTTATCAGGTAACTTCTTTTCGGGCATGTACTTAACAGACAATTTAACTGCCTGTTCGACAGCAACATCAGTAATCTTAACACCGTGATGTTCTTCGTAGTACTTACGAATGCCCTTGACAATCTTAATAGCCAACTCTGGAGTAGGCTCGTCAACAGTAATACGTTGGAATCGACGCATCAATGCACGATCTTTTTCAAAGTGCTTACGGTATTCTTCCCATGTAGTACTAGCAATAACTTTCAATGTGCCTTTGCTCAATGCAGGCTTTAACATATTAGCCATATCGTTACTGCTACCATTAGCAGCACCAGCACCACTCATCATATGTGCTTCGTCAATAAACAAGATGATCTTGCCTTTCTTTTCCAACGCACCTAACACTGCTTTAATACGTTCTTCAAAATCACCGCGATACTTACTGCCGGCAAGTAGTGCGCTGATGTCTAGTGTATAAACTTGATAGTCTTGAATAAACTTAGGTACTTTCTTTTCGAATACCTTACGTGCAAGACCTTCTGCAATGGCAGTTTTACCCACACCCGGATCTCCAACCATGAGCACATTGGCCTTGCTACGACGAGCAAGTACAAGTTGAATCTTTTCAATCTCTTCATCGCGGCCAATAACCGGATCAATCTTTTTCTCTTTGGCCAATGCACTTAAATTAGTACAGAATTGGTTAAGGATTTTTTCAACTTGGGAATTATTCACAGGCACTGCATCTTCCGAGATTTCAACTTTTTCTTGATAGAATTCGATAAACTTATCTTTGTTAACGCCTGCTTTTAATAAGTAAAACGTGGCAAACGATCGTTTTTCTGAAAGGACACTGACAATGATATCAGCAACTTCGATCTGATTACGACCGCTAAACAAAACTTGTGTAAAGCTGCGGTTAAGCACACGTTCAACACTGTTTGTTTTCTTTGGACGAGCATCAGCAGGAAGATTGCTAATGTCGTTAAGTTGATTCTTTAAAAAATGATCTAAATTAGATTTAATGTAATTTGCATCAGCGCCGTAGTCAGTTAACAATTGAAAACATTCAGATTCCAATGTAATTGAATAAACGATATGCTCTAATGTTACATATTCGTGGTTAAGTTTCTTAGCAACATTTACTGCGCGATCAAAAACTTTTTGCAATTTTGGGCTTGGTTCAAGCATGTAGACCTTCTCTTAAAGTAAGTAATTAATTATAAACTAGAACAACAGACATGTCAACATTTAAATGCCGTGTTTTAGTTCAATGATTTTTTGTTTTTGTGCGTCTGTTAAGTTCTTAGGTATTTGTATTTTTAATTTCACATACAAATTTCCACGCTGACCGCTATGAATATTTTTCATACCTTCGTTCTTACACATCAATAATGTCTCGGGTTGACTGCCTTGCGGTATTGACACGCTTAATTGTCTGCCGTCTAATGTCTGAAAGGTTATGTCCATACCAAGCATGGCATCCCATACATCGACTTGTTTTTCGAGAATTAAATTATCATTTTCTCTTTTAAACACTGCATGTTGGCGAACGTGAATGATAATAATTAAATCGCCAGGTGGTATTCCTGGAATACTGTCTTCTCCCATACCTTGGTATCGAATCTGAGAGTTGTTATCGACCCCTGCAGGGATATCAACATTGATCAGCTTCTTTCTACCATTAGACATTTGAATTTCGGCATCTAATGTTTTTCCTAAAAATGCTTCTTCTAAAGAAATATCTAAGTTAATTGACACAGTGGCATTTTGCTGACGTTGTTGTCTAAACCCAAATGGGTTACCGCCAAACCCACCGCCACCGAACATATTGCCAAACACATCATTGAATGGATTGTTTCCTGTATGAAAATGGAATTGATGCCCACCTGGATTTTGTTGACTAAAGTCATATTCCTGACGTTTTTGATCATCGCTTAGAGTAGCGTATGCTTCTTGTATTTTTTGGAATTGTGCAGAGTCACCACCACGATCGGGATGGTGCTTCATAGCCAGGCCGCGATAGGCCTTTTTAATTTCTTCGGCATTTGCGCCTTTGTTTAAACCTAGTGTTGAATAGTAGTCCATAGTCTCATTATACAAAAAAATATAGGACTGCGTCAAGCAGTCCTAGTATTTAATGCGAAACTGTCTTACCGTATTATTTTTTTACAGGAACGTCAGTACCTTCGTGTTTTTGGTGTACTTTCATAGTCTTGCAATCTTGCTTGGGTTTTTTAGTTTTTGGATCAATAACAGGTTTGCCGTCCTTGCCCACTGAGTCGATGCATACTTTTTTAGTTTCTGCTTCAGCATACGCCATGTTTGTTGTAGCTAAAAAACATAAAGAATAGATCACTGCAAGTTGTAGTGCTAATAATTTTTTCATTTTAATTTTCCTTTAAATTTCTGGTTGTGGTGGTTGCACTGGCGCAGGTTTGCCGCCAAACCCTGCTACTGGTGTTGAACCAAACGTTTGTGTTACTGTTGTTGAGACTGGTGCGCCAAACGCTGGTGCTGGAGGTGTGCTTCCAAACCCGCCTCCGCCAAAGCCACTTGGTGCTGGTGCTGGTGAATTAAAACCACCGGAGGAACCGAAGCCTCCTGTTGAAGGTGCGCCAAATGCTGGTGTCCCGCTCGCAAATCCTGTTGTTGGTGCTGTTGTTTGTAGTCCGCCATTATTTGCTCCGCCTAATTTTTCTTGTGTACGACCAAATGCCGCAATACCTAAAACCGCACCCATTGCAATGTGGAATAAACCAGCACCTTGCAATGTTAATGGATTCCATTGTGTAATTTGTGTATGGGTAAATGTCTGTAATAGACTCCATAAAATTGGAAATACAACCATGTCCATGGTACAGACCAGCATGTACATCCAGCCCATCATTGGACGCCATTTACTGTTCATCCAATCTTCTTTTTTCTGTTCGCTTGCGCTTTTAACTTCGTCTGCCATTTGGTTCGCTCCAATTATGTACTACTATTTATCAATAGTACCACTAAAAGTATTTACCTTCCTATGTATATCTGCGGTTCTGTTTCTTGCTGTCGTCGTTTTTCGCTTTTAGGAAATAACTCATTCCCGTATTGCGGATATTTTTGCTGACGATCATATGCTACCCAAATAAACACACCGCCCATGACAAAGATCGTTAATATAATAAAAATACCTATTAAAAATTCGTCTCTAAGCTGTTTCATACGGGCTGCACGTCTACGCTGTTGTACTGCGTCTTTTTGCATTTGTATAGATATAAGAACTTTTTGTTCTTTACCCATTACCTTCATCATTTCCTCTACTTCGGTATACAGTGCTCCGAGTTCGGGAGGGCTTTGATAAACCATCAGTTCACGCAGCTCTGTACCCATTTGTTCCAACTGTTTTTTCATTAGAACACGCTGTAGAGCACGTTTACCCAAGCTGTCGTCACCTGAATAAATTTCAGTTTTACTTCGACGTTCTTCTTCTGCAAACACTGCCATGCATTTGTAAAAATTATCATAGTATGTACCCAAGTGAGTACCAATTTCTGTATAGATACCAACAGTTTCACCGTCACGCTTGTTTAGATCAATTACACGATTCTTTTCTTCTATATAGGCATTCTTCTGTGCCGGGGTAGGTGGTTTTTCTGGGGGGTGAAGTTTATGGAATTGATCGTCAAGATCTCTGAGGACTTCTTTCACGTCCCCAGCAGCACCTTTTATATCTTTGTAGAGTTTACATCCAGCCTTGACAGCAGAAACTGCTCCGTTGGCCAGTGCAAATAATGTTAGTGGATCCATAACCGCTCCGATCCTTTATGTTAGTATTTAATAAATTTTAGTCATAAAAAAAGCACCCGAAGGTGCTTTTTAAGTTTTTCTTGTTTAGAAAAATAGATATACACCCTGTGCTGATAGCAGTATCCCTAGACCGGCAACAAAGAAACTGCCCCAAAACATGCTCATACTAACTGCAAGAATACTTGCTGATAGCACAACAATGCTTAGTTGATATAGTGTACTGGCATAGCCAATCCATGGACTACGTTTTTTAGCTTCGTCACGTTCAGCTTCTAAGGCACGGGCTTTTTCCATTAGCTCTTTCTTGCCTTCACCTGTTTTAGGATCGCTTTCGTAACGGTCAATCTTGGCCTGTAGTTTGGCCATTTTTTCTGTATCTTTACGATAGGTAGCGTCGTCGAGGCTTTGTTCAGCAAGTGTTTGTTTAATTGATTTTGCTTGGTAGAATGCCCAAACATTGTTTGAGGCAATGGTGTTGTTTAAGGTTTTGCTACTTAGAGTACCACCGTACCAGCTGTTAACAGCAAGTAATAATGCAAACACACTGATTACCATACCTGCTTTGTCTTTTAGTTTGGCTTCACGCTCGCTACGTGATCCTACCGGCGGCTTAACTGCGTTTGGATCTTTTGGTTGTTTTGTGATTAAATTTAATACTGAATCTATAAGTGCCATTTCTGGTTCGCTCCTTAATGTGCTAATTTATTTAACTGAATCGAAGATTTTCTTCTGTTCCTTATACCACTCTTGCCAGGATTGTGTTTTTAAATTGCATTTGTGGTAACGTCCGTAGTTCTTAATAACTGATTCTGCAGTTACACTTAGTTGCTTAGTATCAGCTGGTATCTTTTCAAGATCCTCACAGGCTTCTAATAATTCAGCAGGTGCACCGGGAAACTTCTGTGCTACCGGAACTGTGGTACTGCACCCTGCTAATAACAACAATGAAATTAATAGATATTTCATTTAACGTCTTCCTTATTAGGATCTTCAGATGCTTTGTTTAATGCATCAATTACTCTAGGATCAACTTCGCATTTTGCATCAATTTCTTTGGCAATTTCTTTAATACGATCAACATATTCAGTTGTTTTCTTTTCAACTATCTTTGTTTTGTAGATAATTTTTTCTTGTATAACTGTATTGACCTGTTGACTCTTTTCTTCTGCTAGTTTTAACTTAGCTTCTAAGTCTGCAACACGAGCTCTCCAGGACATTTCAGTGCCGTAGCCACCGAACAGATATGATCCTATTACCAACAATACAACACCCACTAGTTCAGCGGGCAGTTTGTACTGCTTGATCATCGGTATCCACGTGACCATCTTGCTGGCCACGTACAGAGCGACACCTAATCCAAATAAGAAATAGGTTACCCAAATAAAAATACTATCTGGGATGAGACTTAACATCCATCCTAATTGCCACATGATCAAGCGCCAAAGATATGTAATGCGTGATTATAGTGGTTAGTACGATCTTCAAGACCAATAGTTCCACCATTGATGCGTTTAGTCATTGTTAGAATATCGCCTTTGTCTGCAAATTGGTTTAGATTATTTGTTTCCCAAAACCAGCAAGCTGATTGCACAGCACCTTCAAATGTTGCTAGATATTCAGGAACATCTTCGACATCCATTTCTAAACTGCCAGCAAAGAAACTGTAGTTTTGTTTACCAGTCAATTGAATAAGACCACGACCGCAGAACTTAAATCCATCGCCTGATTCTTCTGGACCATTGCCCATGCGGTTAGCATAGACTCTGTTGGCAATCATTTCTTGTTGACCTGCATAATGTGCAGCAATAGTGTCATCTGGAAAATACTTAGGAAACACACGGCGCAGACTTGCTGCCTTGTAGTTTAAGTTTTCTTTTAGAGCAGTAAATCCGCCCGACTCGTGAGCGCACTGTGCTAGAAAACTAGCCACACGTTGCGGAGTATTGATTTCATACTCTGGAAGAATTTCATTTAGTGCATGGAACCAATGGTCAATGTAGGGATTCTTAGGAATCATTTGCGCCAATTGGTCGCGTGTAAAATTGAATGTAAAATCTGCCATTTAAATCTCCATAGATATTTTCATTGCACGTTTGCCGTTCTCAAGAACAAAGCTATCACCGTACTTGTTAATGCTCATGTCGCCTAGTAATTTAGTTAACCACATTACTTCGGCTTGACTTCTAGAGTCCATCTTGACTGTTTCTGTTAGATCTTTTTCTAATTGGTCTGCATCGGCAAACTGTAACATATTAAAAGAGATCTTAACGCCAAACGGTTTAACCACTGTAATCTTATTGCCTTCGACAATAAGTTCATCTTTGTAGGTGTTGTTAAAGAATTTTTGTATTCCTTCTACACGAAAGCCTTCCATCATGGTGTCGTATGCTTCCGGCGTCATTGGCACAGTTTCTGTAATCTTTTCTTCACTAAATGGAACAGCATTATGTTTCTTGTAGTATCTAAACTTCCAATCTCTGTTGCCAGTTAGACGTTGTACACCATCTGCAATCTCGCCAATGAAACGTGGAAGTGATTTGTTACGTGGTATTTCCACAAACACGTGATAGTTACCGCGTTCATCTTCACCCGAACTAACATCGGAGTCCAGAACAAAGCTGTAGCCTTTTTCAATAAACTCCATCATGTCTTGTGCGGGACTACGGTCTTTAACCTTAAAAGACAACACAGCGACATCTCTATCTTCGCCCATCTTGCTGGCATAGCGATCAATCTCAAAAACATGAGATACTAGATCCTGTAGATCGTCAGCACGTAGGCCTTCTTTTAAAATTCTATTAGCCATTTGCTGTCATATCCTGTACTTGTTGTTCTGATTGGTCAACGATTTTATTTTTCATACCGTTAGCAGAATCATGAACTTGATTGCTGTCAAGATTCTTATAACCCTGACTAATATCAACCATTAATTTCTTTGGCATCTTAATAGTCACTGACCATACTGGTTCTTGATCAATTTTACCCTTTTTAGTTCCAGGACGAATATCGTCTGGATCTTTAATTTTTCTAACATGTGATACCATCTCTTTAGAGTAGGTAACTTTACAGCCATATTCTACTAGTCTGTATCCACCTTTCTTATCGGGCATTTCTTTAATGGGCCACATGAACGTGCATGTTGTCCAATAGCGTGAATCTTCGGGACCACGTACTAGTTCCCCTTTAATCCAGTTTTCGAACACATATACGTCTAATTCGTCAATAACACGCTCGAAATCTTTAAGGATTTTAAGGCTATTATTTGATTCGTAGATCGTTTGTATGTTCTGTAGTATTTCTTTGGTATTATGCATGTTGGAATATCCTCAATGTATTTATTTCGATCAAACGGATATGTAAACATATTACTTTTTATCCAAACTGTTAAATACCTATGTGTTCGGACACGGACACATCGGTCGAAAAGGTCCGTGCCTAACACTTAACAGGAGGCTATCCTTTGAGCAAAAAGCGTAGAGATGCTAGACACCTAGCAGTAAATCATAGCGACAACTATAACACTGTCAACACAAACGTAGTACAATTAAACAAGTACCTACCCAAGAAGAAGAATAGGGTAACTATATACCCTAAAAACCTTAATCAAGAAACCTATCTACTAAAACTTCAAGAAGAGCATAAGAATATCTTATTTGCTGTTGGGCCAGCAGGCACGGGCAAAACAATGATAGCTTGTCAGTGGGCAATTAAATTGTTCCAAGAAGGGCTTATTGAGAAGATCATTGTGACTCGACCTGCAGTTAGCGTAGATGAAGATCTTGGTTTCTTGCCGGGAACGTTAGAAGAAAAAATGGCGCCTTGGACACGCCCAATCTTTGATGTATTTGAAGAATACTACTACGCCAAAGAAATTGCAAATTTTGTAGAAGAGGGAGTAATTGAAATCAGTCCATTAGCCTATATGCGTGGACGTACATTTAAAAACGCTTTTGTCATTGCCGATGAAATGCAAAACACAACACCAAGCCAAATGAAGATGTTGCTGACTAGACTGGGAGATAAGTCTAGGATGGTAGTTACGGGAGATTTAAATCAGGCAGACCGTCCTAGTGAGAACGGACTACTTGAATTCTTGAATCTTTATAACGGCTTCAAGAACAGTATGTATGTTGATGTATGCCAGTTCGACAAGGGCGACGTAGAAAGACACCCGGCTGTTAAGGAGATTCTATCGATCTATAAAGAAGACTAACTTAGATAGGGGGTAATCTTATCCCCTAGTGCATTCTTATAGTAATCCAGAGCATCATTAAACGTGATCTCTGGATTCAATCTATGCCTAACAACCTTTTCTTCTCTTAGGTCAAGTATAACTGTCGCAGTTTGCAATTGTGCAGTCTTGAGTCTGTTATGGAATGTTGTGCTCTCATCATACATGCCATCTGGTTGTTTGTAGTATAACACTACCATGTACCTATATGTCATTTGTTAATCCTTGCTAGTCTAACCATTGTTGCTGCCAAGTTAATTTCTGGATCAATTACCAATGCGTGATCCACTAGGCCTTGTTTAATAATTAGAATTGCAGTGTCTTGTGCGGTAGCATCGCCAAAGACATCAACATTATCGTATAACCAACGATACATTTCATCAATTTCGTCTGCACGGATCTTGGCACATACAAACTTACGTGCTTCGCCAATTTTACCAGCCTTGAACATATTAATAGCATCGAATCGCCATTCGTTACCGCTTACGTCATTAGATGGAGTTGCTAGTTTACCTTCAGATGAATTCATCTGTAGTGTGTTAATACACTTGCGTAGATCAGGGTAGGTTGCTTTAACATAGGTATCAAGCGTATCTAAGTCAAACTCTATGTTTTCTTCAACAAGAATAGTTGCAACACGAGCAGTGAACTCAGTTGGATCAATCTTTTCAAAGTGAAATCCTTGACAGCGACTATGTAGTGCAGGAATAATCTTGTTAGGATAGTTACAAGTAAGAATAAATCTTGCAGTTTCGTGATACTGTTCCATTACTCCACGCAATACTGCCTGAGCACTAAGTGACAAATAGTCTGCTTCGTCAAGCAGTATTACCTTAAACGGACCAAACGGAATCATCTGTACAAAATTTACAATCTTAGTGCGCACATGATCTACATCGTTGTCGCGACTTGCATTAATCTCAAGGATATCATAATCCTCAATACCAATTTCATTTAACAGTAATTTTGCCAGAGTAGTCTTGCCAATACCTGCTGAGCCGCTAAACAACAAATGAGGAATTGATTTACTCTTAATCCATCCGTTAACTTGATTGCGTTGATTGTCATCACGCCATACGTAACCGTCTACTGTTTTAGGGCGATACTTTTCTACCCACAATTCTTTGCTCATTTAGAAACTCCGTTAGTGATCATTAATATAGTATACAGGTAAAAAAAGGGCCTGTAAAGACCCTTTAGCATTATTGGAATTATTTTATACAAAGTTGCATTTGTAATATTGTAATCCGTTGTCGGGAGTTTTTACCATCCAGCCATGAGTTGGATCCATAACTCCGCTTGGTGATCCTATTTTCTTTGATTGATCAGGTCTTGGTGGGATTCCTTTTTGCGAGTTAGCATTGTCTGATACTGCAATAACATACCCACCTTGTCTACTGTATGTTTGCACATGAATGTCGCTCCACGTGTAAAAATAATCAGGATCGTCATCTTTTCTTGGAGCATTAGATGCTAATAAACACAACTCTACTTTTTTATCATGCATTTCTTTTGCTAACTTGCCAGCATCTCCGCATCTTTGATAACCACATACCCACAGATCATTACAAATTAATCCGGCTAGTATTTTGCCTTTGTAATTAAATGTAGTTAATTCTGTGCCTGCACTATACGGTTCATCAATTGTAAGCATGATCTTATTATGCTTATGTATTAATTTTCCGTTCTCGTATATCCGTAGTTGATTAAACCATTTCTTATCTTCGTGATAGTCAAAGGTATCATCGTCAAAGATAGCGGTACCTAATGCTAGATCAACTTTCTTTTCTACAGAATATGCAACCAATTGATCTAGATACTCTTGTAAATTTTTAAGTCTGTGGTCTGATGCATTCTGTGGTGCCCAGGTATAATTGCTTAATGCGCACTCTGGTGTGAGCAAGAGATCAACTGAGTTCTCACTTGCCCAATCGATTGCTTTCTTTATGTTAATAAAGTTTTCATATACTTCCACCGATATTGGAAGTTGTACACCACCGATAATCATTTTGTTTCCTTCTTTAAAAACGACTCTAACTCAGGCGCGGCCCATCCAAGTGGCTTAAGCACCTTGCCATCTTCACGCTTACGCACCTTGCCAGTTTCTTTATCAATTTTAGCAAAGTTAGTATTCATAACTTCTTTCCATGCACCCTCTGCGTCATAACCTGCACTATGAATCGCACCAATAGTAACAACTAGAATATCAATAAGCGCATCTAGTGTTTCTACTTGATCGTGATTATTAACTGCTTCTTTAAGTTCTTTATATTCTTCTTCAATTAGGCCAAGATACAACTTAAATTGATCTTGATTAAAGTCTTCGACTGATTGGTCGCAGGCCCGCATAAATTTCTCTTGGTCACGAAATGGATTTGTCATGTTAATAGTTTACGTTAGGAAAATATTCATCATCCGGGCCGGGCTCTTGTTCCTGCCAGCCCATGATACATTTAGTATCAATTTTGCGAATTTCTTTTTCACCGTCACCGTCGTTGATTGTCATGCCGCGGCTCCAACGTCCGTGTTCAACTAATATCCAGTCACCTTCTTTAACATCCAGTTGTTCTGGACCAACTTTATAGACCTTACACCATCGTGGACGAATACCGTGAGTTTTTCCGTTATCTGACTGCATGATAATGCCCCCGGATGTTACTCGAGAGTCAAAGCTCATGTCAGTAGCAATAACGGCATCACCAATAGCACGGATTTTAACTTTCTTAGCTTCAAATGCAAATGTTGTCATATTACACTTTGCCGTCGGGTGTAATTGGCGCAACAGGTGCTTGTTCATCTGCTGGCGTTGGCGCAGCTTGTTCGTCGGCCTGTACACGAGCACGGCCACCTACTTCGTCTTTAACTGCACGAGGATTCTTGCTGTAATAGTCTTGTAGAATATCTTCACGCTTGCGAATAATCTGCCCACCTGGGCCCAATTCATCACCGCGAGCATTTACCTTGGCATTGCCCACAGCTGGTGTTAGTTCATTGCGTAGTGCAAGTTTTTCCATGTCTAACTGTTTACCTTGCATGGTTGTATATACTTTACCCATTTTC